TGCTCTTCCGATCTAAAGAAACGCGAACAGGTGTTCGGTCGGTAGTTCCCCGACTTTAACACACTAAAGTGATAACGCGCCACAGCACGATAGTCTACACCACGTAGACCATCGAACAGCCGTTCTGTACAACATGCACAACAAACGGCTCGCAAGTTTGTGCAAAATGCATATAGACAACTGCCCCAACTTCTGCTATACTATAGGTACAAGGTAAGGAAGTAGTTACCTTGTAGGAACCTTGACAACTGGATACCGTACACGTGTTCGGTCTATCAAACTGTCTGACAATTTAGATGGTTTAGTTAAGTTGTCTGAAAATTCAACAACTGTTCGATGCGTCGAATGTTTCACGTGAAACATTCCGAATGTTCGACACGTCGAACGCAAAACCCTAGCAGGGTAGAATGGAGAAAGATATGAGTAAAAAGAACATGGCACTTGTTGATGAGCACGTTTGGACAGAAAACGACAAGGCTAAATATGCTGAGTTGACGGATACAATTAGAACCTGTCAAACATCGGCGGATGGACTTGCTAGGACTGTCGCTGGAGCACTTTCTGAGATTAAGAAAAGAGAATTGTTCATGCTTGAGGGGTACAAAAATATTTATGAGTACGCAAACACTGTACACGGCATTAGTCGTGGTACAACCTCTGATGCAATTAACACTTTTGACAGATTCCAGAAAGATGGCGCCATTGACAGCAAGTATGCAGGTTTCGCATGGCGAAGTCTGATTATGCTCAAGAATTATACTGATGAAGAGATTCTTGAAATGGGCATTACTGTCGAAATGAACTCTACACAGATTAAGAAAGTACTCGAGGCTCGCAAAGAAGCTGAGAAAGCTATTGAAGAGAAGAAGCAGGAAACTGAAAGTGGAAAGCAGGAAGCTGAACCTGAAAAGCAGGAAGCTGAACAGTTCGACGCGTCGAACGAAACAGAGGATCCGGAAATTCCCGAAGCGGATGAAAGTTTCCCGACAGTTACAATCCACACCGAGGGAAAGACAATTAAGGAACTTTCCAAAGAGATTGAAAAGTATCTCGCACAGATTCAGAACTCTGAAGTGGATGTAGTACTTACAAAGTAATAGCAGAGTGGGGAGCAATCCCCACTCCCCTTTAAACGAAACGAATGGAGACGACACGATGACAATATATGATTTATTAACTATAACACCAGCAAATTGTGCTCTATCTATATATGATAGATATGGAGAATATGTGACAACCGTTGGTGTAAAAGAAGTACTTGAAAATCCAGTTCACAATAATCTGTATCTATTAAAAATTGATAGGATAACTCCTACAAATTGTAAATATCTTTTACAAGTAAAATTAAAATAGCGTAAATTTTCGGAGCACACCCCGTACTCCGAAATTTACATAGAACTCATGTCCGTCTCCTGGGGAGTGCGCCCACACTCCCCGAACATGACGAATATGAGAGTGTCTCACAGAAAAAGATAACGGGCGCAAAGTTCGACATGTCGAACAGAAAAGGAGATTTTGACATGAAAAGTATTATCAATGCAACCGAAAATTTCAGCAAAAAAGACGCAATCAACATGAGAAACGGTCTTCCTCTGAAAGATGAACCCAGTGGAAAAACATTCGATATCAGCAAAGCAGCCATAGTAGAGGACACTGATGAGGAAACCGGAGAACTCAAAAATGTATCCGTACTGATTGATAGTGACGGAAAATGCTACACCGCTATTTCTGCTACAGTTGCAGATATTATGTCTGACTGCATTGAATTACTTGATGCAGGCGAATCTGTAACGCTTCAGCTGATCAAGAGAAAGTCGAACGCAGGACGTGAATTTTTGACTTTCCAGGTGATGTAGTATGAAACACGGTTTCTACGTTGAAGTTGAACCTGTCATTTTGAGATTTCTCAAGGATAAAGATATCCATATTTTCTATTTCTGTGGCGGTCGAGGAACTGGTAAAACTTACGGTGCTTTGGATATGTGCAGAAAGATCGGTGTTGGAGAATTGAAGCTTGATGACACTGTAGATGACAATAAGTTCTTGTACCTGCGGAGAACGAGAACTGAAGCAGAAACCGTGGCTTCTCCCGAAGCTTCACCCTTTAAGGTTTATAACCGGAACGAGGGTTATGAAATAACATCCGATTTTTCATTCAAACTCGGATTTGGAAATTTCTATCTCGATGCTGAAAAAACTAAACATATCGGCTATTGTGCAGGTTTGTCAACATTTTCAAACTTGAGAGGTGTAGATTTCTCAGACGTAAATTTCATATTGTATGACGAGTGTATTCCTGAAAATAAGAATAAACGTCCTTTAAAAGATGAGGGTTACTTATTCTTAAATATGCTCGAAACCATCAACCGTAACCGTGCTATTGAGGGTAAACCGGAAGTGGTTGTATGCCTACTATCAAACCCCATTGATTTGGGAAGTGATTTGTTAGCGCAGTTACAATTAACAGGTATATTAAACTCTATGATTTTCAAAAATCAAGAGAAGTATACTGACCCCAACCGCTCTCTTCACATTGAGAAGTATAAAGACCATAAAGTAAGTGCGGAAAAAGCAAAATCTGCCATTTATCGGTTTGGAGCGGGCACTGGATTCAACGAAAGAGCATTGAGTGGCGATTTCGTGGATAACGACCTTGAATTGGTCAAAAAAGTAAATTTAACTGAATATTTTGCATATATTTCGTTAGCGAATATATACGTGTATCAGCACAAATCAAACGGAACCTATCACATTTCTCAAACAGCTAATCCTGCTAAATACACATTTAAAGAAAATGAAAAAGATAAGGTTCGAGCGCTGTTCTATTGGCTTTATAAGATATTAGTTATTGAGCATAGAGTCACTTATGACAACTATCTAACCAAAGTCAATTTTGAGCAAATGATAAACTATAAGCCCAGCTACTAATAATATATGACCGCCGACCACTACGTTGGACTATCAGGGCATACCTAGGAATAGGGGATAGTGAGTTTGCCACTCTAAGCGGTCAACCTTTTAAAGTTCGACACGTCGAACAGATTGGAGAAGACATGGCTAAATTAGAAGAGGTGCTTACTCAGTTATCTGACCTTGATCCGGAAGCTGATTATTCATTGGACGTTTCGGAGAATAATATCTCTGTAACACATAATACAGATGAAGATACCTCCGATTTGAGTGAAGAGATAAAGCAGTTGCAGGACAAGGTGACAGAACAGAGTTCACAAATAGATAAGTTAAAATTGACCAACAGAGCATTATTACTCAAGACACCAGTTGCAGAGGGTCCGAAAACACCCGAAGAGATAATATATGCAATGTGCGGTCCGAAGAAAGGAAATGGTGCAAATGCCTAATCAGATTGAAGTAAACCAGATTTATGATTTATGTAATCAGATCTTCCAGCAGATGACTGGACGAACAGATATTGCGGCTGTTGACAGTGCGTCACTGGTTGCAATGGGAAACGAAGTTTCCAATTTAGGTAAGAACGATTTGTGGCTCAACACTTTGGCACGTAGAATCGGTCTTACCATTGATAACTACAGAGTATATCTCAATAAATTCTCTGATTTGTACAGAACACAGGTTGAGTGGGGTGCACTGGTTCAGAAATTAACTGTTGAGATGCCCGACGCAGTAGCTGACGATATGTACAAAGTTGGACAGATGAACGGCCAGGCTCTCGATCACTACATCATCAACAATCCTAAAGCGAAGCAGAAAATTTTCGATAAGGAAACACCTTATTCATTCTTTATCACAATGCAGGAGAAGATGCTTACAGAAGCCTTTCTCAATGCAGGTGCTATGGCTTCTTTTGTAAACCAGGTATTCGGTAAAGTTCAGAATAAGATAGAGGTTGTTTTGGAAGACCTTGCAAGAGTTGCACTCGTCAATATGATGTGCAATCTTTCTACCAAGCAGGAGATTAAACTGGTAACTCTGTACAACAGTAAAACCGGATCAACTCTCAATCCTCAGACAGCATTATTCGATCCTGCCTTCATGCGTTTTGCAATCGGTATGATGAATAACATTGCTTCCAAACTGGAAACTATGAGTGTGTTATTCAATACAGATGGTTACGACAGATTTACTCCCAAGAGTGAACAGCGTTTCTACGTTTTGGCTGACTTCATTACACAGCTTGAAACTGTAGTACAGTATGCGGCTTTCAATCCCCAGTATGTTAACAAGTCTGTAGATATTGCTGTACCATATTGGCAAGGTGTTAAAGAGGGTGACGACGTTAATGATATAGCTGTACTCTCCAAGGTGATCGGTAAAGTTGACAGCAAGGTTGACAAGACTATTGAAAACGTTGTTGGTGTATTATTCGATAGAGAAGCTATCGGTACATTCAGACAGGAAGAGAAAGTTCTCACAACTCCTGTAAATGCACGCGGAGCATATTACAACACATTCTGGCATGAAAAGCAGATGTGGTTCAACGATATGAGTGAGAACGCAGTAATCTTCACACTTAATTAGTTCGACACGTCGAACAGAAAGGATGCGTATGGCAACAGTTCAAGTTGACCTTATGCACACCTCAAAGGCTAGGAACTCTACAAGAGTTCCTAGTACCACTGAGGGGCATATCACAGAAACAATTTGTTATCTCAAAGACCCAACATCAATAATAAAACCCACCTTAATCATTCAGGGTGCAGACAGCACATTCGAGGGAAAACAATTTCCTGATTATAACTATTGTTATATCAAGGACTTTCATAGATATTACTTCATAACCAATGTCACATCTATTAGTGCATTAGTATGGCAGATTGATTGTGAAGTTGACGTTTTAGCTACATACAGAAAAGAGATACTTGCAACTAAAGCTTTTGTTATGTATGCGCAAAGTTCATACAATTCAATGTTACCTGACACTAGGTTAGCCAAATCAGTATCGAGCACAGATATAAATAGTTCAATCGAATTTACACCATATTCTAAAAGTGGAACATATGTTCTGAACGTTGTCGGTCACGGAACAAGCGGACAGAATGGTTATACAGCAACTTATGCAATGACAGCCACACAGTTAAAAGCGTTAGGTGATAAATTAACTGACCAGTCAATTTGGGAATCATTGAAAAAACAATTAGATAACCCTCTTGATTACATATTAAATTGTGTATGGATGCCGATAGATTTATCACTAATAAGTGGTAGCAGTTCAACAATATGGCTAGGAAATTACGACACAGGTATCAGCGGAAAATTGATAAGTGGAACAACAGTTGATGCTAATTTCTTTCTCATTATTGATTTACCATATCATGACGAATTAAGCACAACATATTCTGATTACAGAAACACAGAACCGTACACAGAATGCCGTGTGTTTCTACCGGGTGTTGGATTAGTGCAGTTACCTCTTATACGTATCTTAAAAAGTGGTGCCAATAGACCTACTATATACATAGATTTGACGATAGATATAACAACTGGAGAGTGTTTATATCTGATAAAAGATTCTGATAAAAAAGGTATGATAATGACAGTATCGGGAACATTTGGAGTGGATGTTCCAGTTGCATCACAAACATCTAATGCAATCGGAGCATTGAGCGGTATAGGTGCTTCAATAGGAGCAGTAGCAATGGCGGCGGCATTACCCGAAACGGCAACTGCCGCATTGGTTGGGGCAGGAATAGCCGCCGCAGGTTCCGTTGTATCGACAGCAACTTCAGTCTCTCAACAATTCTCCCATATCAAAGGTGGATTGGGTGGAAGAGCAGGAGCAGAAGCTAACGCCAATATAGTATTAACTGTATCATATTGGAAGATTTCGGATACTCCATCAAATTGTCTATCAACTATAGGATTGCCACTGTTTAAAACAGTGACTTTAGGTTCTTTATCCGGGTTAGTTAAGTGTTCCGGAGCATGGGTTAAGGCAGAATGTACTGATACTGAGCATCAGATGATTGCGCAATATGTTAACTCGTCAACTAATTTCATTTATGGGGGACTGATCATTGAATAAGTATACAGCAACAAAACCAAAAGATGTAAACGGAACATTCATGGTGACTAGAACCGCCCACTATCGTACAGAATTGATGAAACTTGTTGGTGGTATATTCAAGATAGAATGTCCCGACGACTGGGATAAAGATTATATAAGAGACACTCTCTTACGTTTTGGCTACATCATTGTATCCGATACTGATTTTGGAGTATTACCATTACAAGGAGCATTACAAGGATACAACTATTTTAACAATCCCACAGATGTAATCATCAACGTTCCGTTGATTCCCGGACTACATAAAAAGATAGGTGTTGATTGTGAACTCTTATATATTCAGAGAATACCGCAATCAAGAATTTATTACAATTTTATAAAGATTGTAGACATTTATGCACAACGTTTAGCTTCCGCAGATGCCGCCATTGACGTTAACTTGATGAATAGTAGAATGGCATACGTTGCAGAAGCTGAAACGAAAGCGCAGGCAGAATCAATTAAGCTTGCCTACGATAAAGTAAGTAACGGAGAACCGTTAGTTGTATATCGAAAAGATGTTGCACTCAATTCAACAGGGCTTAACGTATTCTTCAATAACGTGAAGCAGAATTACATTGCAGATATGGTACAGGATTCTAAACGGTCAATTATTAACGAGTTCCTCACAGCTATTGGTGTAAACAATGCCAACACTGATAAACGTGAGCGTCTCGTGACTGGTGAAGTTGACGCTAACAACCAAGAGTTGGTAGCTAATACAACTATTTGGAAAGAGAACCTCAAACGTTGTTGCGATAAAATCAATGCAATGTTTAACGTTGGATTAAGTGTGACACTACAGTTCGACGCGTCGAACAGAGAGGAGAGCAAAGATGACGTTAGTGGACAGCGTGAACCTGTGGATGATATTACACAATAATGAGTTCTATTTCCAATCCAGTGACATTGATACTCGAATCAATAAAGACCACATTTACCACATTATCATGTCACAATATGCAGACCTTGAATGTGTATATTCAGACACTACCTACATGCACAAGAATGTTGAACTGTTTTGGATAAAAAATAAAGACAGAATTAAAAGACTGCTCGACACTCTTGACATAAAATACGACCCCATTGAAAATTATTCTACAGTCGAAACTGGTAATCTTGATGCTAACGGTACTAAGAAGTTCACGCAGAAAGATAATACAAGTTCGACAACTGACGAAACTATCAACAGTGAAAGTAAACATTTCGTTAGTGCGTTCAATAATATAAATGGTGAAGATGTTGAACAGAGTAGAGATACTGCTAACACAACTGATAACACATCATTCAACGAAGATTACAACAGCGGACAGGACACTGGAACGACAGACCACGAAGAGACACTACACACTAAGAAAGGTCTTACAAACCTTTCATATCAGGAGCTTATTGACAAACAACGTAGAACTGTACAGTTCGACATTGACGATTGGATATTAAGAGAGTTCGCAAAAGACCTCTTAATATGTGTATGGTAAAGGAGTGACATTATGGCATATTCAGAATTTCCACATACCAACTATCACGATACAGATTTGAGAGAACTTATCGAGCTGTATAAAAAGTTGGTTGATGAGTACCAAGGGACGTTGAACACAATTACTGAAGTGAACAATCGTCTCAACAAATATGAATCCAACGTACCTCATTACGTAAGATTCTTAATGGACGAAGAGATTCAGAAGTACATCACATCTTGCAAGAATGAGAAGCTTCAACTTGAAGCGCAGATTAAGATGTTAGAAAACGACATCAATGATGTGCATTCAAAGTTGGAACGTGAAGTGCGTTCGTTGATTGCTGACGACAACGCTCTTGCAGATGAAATCAAAGAGTATCGAAAAGAGTTTCTTAATACACTGGAAGTGTATGACAGAAAGTTCTCTGAAATGCGATTGATGATTCTTGCAAGTTCCAGCAAGGATAGGCAGATGTTGGAGAAAGCCATTGCAGATATGAAGAAAACAGTGGCAGACATTCCCAAAAGTGAGTTACCTGTCTTCAATCCTATTAAGGTTGAGAATGATACAATCAATGGAGCAATCAACGATATCTATAACATTGCAATCAACCGTTTAGGATTCACAGCTATTGCATGGCACAAGGCACATATCACTGCACAATATTTTAAGGATAGCAATATAAGTGCCATGACTTATTGGATGTATGGAAGTATAGAACTAGGAGTTCACAATATGATGTTCTCACCTGTTAGTGGAAGATACACCACTGTCAAAATGGCTGTTTATGAGTTGGCAGATTTCCTCAAAGTTGGTAACTTCAGCAAACTTACGGCATCTGAGTTCGACGCGTTGAACTTGACAGCTAAGAACTATGATGATAAAAATGTAAAAGCACAGTCTTATGACTGGCATGGAAAGGAGCTAACAAATGTATAAGAAAGGAACACCTAATTACAATCTCCCTCAGTGGGAGGCACTGGAACACCCCGACTTTTTGGACGACATGAATCCAGCTTATGCTACGATTGATGAGAAGTTACATACGGCGGAGACTGCTAGTGATAGCGCACTGGAGCAGTTGACAACTCTCACACCGATCGTCGAGGGATTAAATGCAGATATGGATGCGGTTCAGCATGATGTAACTGATTTGCAAACAAGATGCACAAACCTTGAGCATACTCAGTTAGACCATGAGAACAGAATTAAAAGTCTGGAAGAACATGACACCGACATCGACAAGACGTTGGTTGGGTTCGACGAGTCGAACACTGTGCTTGCAAAGTTCAATAAAACTAATGCTTATATCGACGATGTAAAGAAGATCATCGACATCATTGTAAGTAAGAATACCTGTTTATTTGACGGCATGGAGTATCCGACTAACGACTATGTTGGTAATAATAATGTTAAGAGAAAATGTGGGACTCTCACATTAGTAGATGCAATAACTTCTCCGATTGAACTTGCAACAATTCCGAATAATAGCACCATTTTCTATTTGAATCTTATTGGTGTAAAGTCGGACGACGGTGAAGTTACAACTAGAGACTTCACATCTAGTATATATGTGTCCGGAAATAAGTTGATGTTCGATTCTACACAAATCGGCAACGCAACACATTTGACTTTGAACTTCACCGTAGAATATTATTAAGGGAGAAAAAATTATGGAAACAACGCAGATGATTATGACAGCAATTTCAACAGTAGGTTTTCCCATTGTAATGTGTGCGGCTTTGTTTTGGAAGATGGATAACCAGGACAAAGAGCATAAGGAAGAGATGCAGAAAACCGCAGAAGCTATTAACAATAACACTCTCGTTATAAGAGAGTTAGTCGACAAGTTCGGCGCGTCGAACATTAAGGAGTGATAATATGGCAGTGAATACACCCTATAAAAAAAGTACAGCAACAACTACCAACCATACGGCGAATTACGATTTGCCGTTATGGGCAGGAGAAGATACTACCAGTTGGCTTACACAGATGAATGATGCCATGAACAAGATCGACGACGGTATGGTAGATGCGAAGAGTAAGGCATTGGAAGTGGTTGGTATTGCGGCTGATGCTAAGAAGCTGGCTGACGAAACCAAAGCGGAAAGTGCGGCAAGCGCTAAGATCGTTGCCGGTTATAATGACAGACTTACGGCGGCAGAAGAGAAGATTGTCGAGCATACCCAGGACATCACCAATCTGAATACGAGAAGTGACCAGTTCGACGTCGAACTCCATAGTGTTCAGGAAGTGCAGAAGAAGACTACCGCTGATTTGGCTACGTTAGCGGCTAAAGTTGACACTAACAAGAGTGATGCTGATGCGAAGATTGCTGCAAATACGGAAGCAATCGCAAGGACTGATGCGAATGTTGCAACTCTGAGTGGTAAAGTGACAGCATTAGAAACTGAAGTTGGTGAGGTGTCAAGTGCCACACAGACTAACACTAATGCAATTAGTGCTATCAATACTACGATTGATGCTATTAAAGCTAAGAATACTGAACAGGACGGAAAGATTGCGGCAAATACTAGCGAAATCAATTCTTTGGACGGTAGAGTTACAGCACTGGAAGATGGTGGTGGCGGAACTGTCACTGTAATCAAAAGTAAAAAATATATCGATAATAACGCTCAATTAAGTTTTCATCAATCCAATGGAAGTAGTGTTGCAGAAACCGGAGATGTAACTGTAATTGTAAATGAATATAGTGACGGTAGTTTAATTGTAAACTCGCTAGCAAGCTATGTAAACTCTAACGGTCTTGCATTATCTAACGTTGATTACGTTAAAGCCACATTCAGCAATGGGGATATCCTTAACGATTTTTCGGTTTTTAATGGAAACCACTGGGATATCGGCTCAGGTTACGTTAGCACACAAGTTACTTATCCCAGCGTAAAAGGGTCTAACGGTACATTAACTTGCAGAAATTTTGAAGTAAGTAGCGCTTCTATAATAGAGGAAATGTACACATCTCTTTTCTCTACTACAAGCGGAGTTGGTGTTGGATTACGTCTTAACTTAGCATTTACAATGATAATAAGAAAGGCGGTAGTCGAATGACAACAAGTGAAAATGGATTAAACTTAATTAAAAAATTTGAGGGTCTTAGATTGACCGCTTACCGGTGTCCTGCCGGTAAGTGGACAATCGGATATGGGCATACTAGAAAGGTAAAGAAAGGTATGTACATATCGGAAGCGGTTGCCACACATTTTCTTATTGAAGATGTTCAACGCGTCGAACCAACCATCAACAGTTACGATGGCATTTATCACTGGACGCAAAATGAATTTGATGCGTTAGCAAGTTTCGCTTTCAACTGCGGAATTGGCAACCTTAAGAAATTGATTAAATATGGACAGCGTACTAAATCTCAAATTGCAGATGCCATTTTGTTATATAACAAAGCAAATGGTAGAGTGTTAAGAGGATTGGTACGCAGGCGCAATGCGGAACGGGAATTGTTCGTGAAAGGATAAGTTATGTATTCGATCAAGCAAATTAAAGACTTACAACGCAATGCGGTAAAAGGAGATAGGGAAGCTCAAGGGCTTCTCTTTTCCTATACTAATGAGATAGCAAAAGAAGTTAATAAAAGGTTAATAGGACTTGAAAAAGAAAAATATGATTATGGACAGGGGTGGGCAACCGCTGTAAACTATACTCAAGTTATGTATGAAAGTAACCGTTTCGAGTATGCTAGGAATATGGATAAGGACTGGTACCAAATGGGGCAACAATCTCAGATTGGTATAAAATTCTTAGGATATGAAAGTTCATCTGTTGAGGGGCAAAGAGCAATAGAGGAGCGACGTTTCCGAAAATTCAAAGAAAAGGGAATTTTTGATGAAACAGTTACTAGACGTAAAGCTAGAAATTTTCTACGTTTTTTGGGCAACGAAGAAAGTGAACAAGTTATAGAAAGTTATGGAAATAGTAGCACAGTAATTGAAATGTTGTGGGACGCATATCAAAAGAAAGATAATTCACGTGCTAAAATGCTTAAAGCTTTCGACGAATTTAACGCAGGTTTATATGATTTTGACGAGACAATGAGGAGGCTTAAAATTGACATTACTGAATATCCAAGGAAAAAAAGAGATTGAAATATATAATGTAAATGATTTTCCGTATGAAAATTTTAAAGGAGTTCGACGTGTCGAACGGGGAACTAAAAGATATTTCGATGTTGTATGCGCTTTCGATATAGAGACGACAACAATACATGAAGAGGAATGTAACTATTTCCATTCAGATTTCGGTTTCATGTATATTTGGCAATTTTGTATAGGTCAAACCATATGTGTGGGTAGAACGTGGGATGAATATAGAGAATTTCTCGACAATTTGAAAGAAATTTTGGGAGTTGATTGGAGAACTAGATTAGTCGTATATGTACACAATCTACAATTTGAGTTTCAATTTCTCAGAAATTTTTTTAAAGTTGAAAAGGTATTTGCCAGGCATAAAAGAGATGTTATATATGCAGTAGTAGAAGACATTGAATACAGATGTTCCTATGCATTAAGCAATATGAGTCTCGACAGATTTCTGAAAAATAGTAAGGGTGTAGAAAATTTTAAATTGAGTGGTGACGATTTTAATTATAGAATTAAACGTTACCCCGACACACCGTTAACTAAAGAGGAAATGGAGTACTGTGTTGTTGACGTTCTAGGATTGTGCCAGGCTATAAAATCTAAACTTGATGAGGACACGCTTTGCACAATTCCGATGACTTCTACTGGTTATATACGTAGAGAGTTTAGAGAAGCTTGTCTCGCAGAAGATGGATATAAACGGCATATGATGAGTATGGCATTGACAGAGCACACATATGCCTTATGTGTAGAAGCTTGTCGAGGTGGGATTAGCGGTTCCAATAATATAAATACTGGGTGGACGATAGAGGGAGTTGACAGTTTCGATATTAAGTCAAGCTACCCATACCAAATGGCTACAAAATATTTTCCACAAAGTAAATTCATGCCAATACATTTACCTTTACACACTGATTTAAAATATTTAAAACGATATTTAGACAATAAGTGTTGTTTAATCGTTTGGGAATGTCGCAATATTAAATTGAAAAATTGGGAAAGCATTCCGTACATAAGTAAAGCAAAATGTAGAGCAGTTGTACGAGGAGAACACGGACGTTTCGGAAATGGTAAAGTCTATTCAGCAGAACGGATTGGAATGTGTTGCACTGAAATAGACTTCAAAATTATTTGTGATTCTTACGAATTTGAAGATTTATCAGTACACGAACTTTGGATTGCTGATAGAGGTATGCTGTCAAAAGCATTTCGTAAGAAGTTAATGGACATGTTTCAAATGAAAACAAATTTGGAAGATGGTGACAGATATTTATATGCTAAATTCAAAAATAAAATAAATGCCGCTTTCGGTATGATGCTTACTGATATATTAAATGCCGAAGTTATTTATGATAGCAGTGCTGATGAAGTGTGGCAAGTTGGTGAAATAGAAGATGTTGGTAAGGCTCTTACAAGATATTATCACAGCAAAAACTCTTTTTTAAGTTATCAACATGGTGTATGGGTTACGGCTCATGCTAGAGCATGCTTGTATACGGGTATGAAGATTGTAGGTGATGATATAGTACAAGTTGATACGGATTCTGTTAAGGCTATCGGAGAGTATAAAAAGGAGTTCGACGCGTTGAACGCTCAAATTATGGCTGAAGCAGAAACGTTTGACATTAAACCGTATGCTATTAAAAATGGACGCAAAGTTTATTTGGGTATTTGGGAGCATGAAAACGGTGATTATGATGTGACATATGCACGTTTCAAAAGTTTAGGTGCTAAAAAATATATGTATCAAGAAAGTGGTAGTGATGAATTACATACAACAGTAAGCGGTCTACGCAAAGACGCGATATGGTGGCTTCGAGATCATGGCGGTTTCTCGGCTTTTAAACCTGGTACAGTAATTCCGCCAATAATAAGTGGCAGAACTGCAAGCAAATACGTTGACGTTAAACATCCACACACTATAATGGTTAAAGGGCATGAAATTACTGTGGGTTCCAACATCGGAATTTGTGATGCTAGTTATACATTGGGTGTTACAGATGAGTGGCAGGAAATGATATATGACGAGTCAGACAGTTGAGCGGTAGAAATACCGCTCTTTTGTTGTGCCCATATATTCTGCGAATAGGAGTCCCAATAAAAAATTCGACGCGTCGAACCGAACGTGTGTTCGTATTTCTTT